CTTGTTGCATCATTTGTTGTATTTGCATTTCTTGCTCTTTCATTTCTTGTTCAACTTGTAATGCTGCCATTAAAGAAATATGTTCCATAATGTGTCCTTCTAACATTGCATACAACTGTGGATTAATTTGCACCATTCTTGTAAACATAAATTCCCCATGCGTGTCCATGTGTGCTTTATGGTTTTGTTGAGCAAAAGCTTTTGGTTGTTCGCCACGCATTGCTAAAGAATTTTCCATTGCAGGGCTTTTTGGTTGAGGAACACTAGGATCTGGTTTTAAAATAGCATCAATATTATCTACATCTAATGCTTGGTAAACTCTTCTATAAGCTTCACGTATATTATGTAGTTGTGGATTAGCTTGCGCTAATTGTAATTGTTGTTGTGCCAACATAACACGTTGTGACATAGAAAAAATATTTGGATTAGATATAGGTAGTATATCAACACGCTGATCAAAATCAGCTTGTTTAATCATACGGTTTCCACCACGTACCATGTATGGATATTCTGGTGGTAAATAAGTTTGAAATACAGAAGCTAGTAAATTAAATTCAGTTCCTTGGGCATAGTGCAATCTTTTATGGATAGCACTCATAACTTTAGTCCCACGTTCTAAAATAGCTAGTGTAGTGCCTACTGGATTCTGTTCATTACCTTCACCCATTTTCATGTCTGCAATAGCAGCAAAAGATTTACCTGCATCTACACAATAACCTAGTAGAGCAAATAAAACTTGTGATGGTTCTTTATATGGAAGAGGTAGTAATGATTCTTTAATAGAAGCACCAGTTACATCAACATCTCTAAACTCACCTGGTTGTAATGGTGTATCGTCATCACGTATACGCATGCCACGTGCTTTAAATCCTGCCGGTAAGTTAGCAAGAGTACCTGCATCAATTAATTGTCGCAAAACACTTGTTGCAGTTCTTGATAAACCACCAAGCATATGTATTAAACCAAAGCCATAAAATCCTAGACCTGGAAGAAATTTGTAATGTACAAAGTATTGTTTTTTTGCTTTAAGTGCATCACCTTCAGCGTAATTTCTTCTAATAGATAAAACTTCTTCACTGTATTGGTCAATTGTAATAATGTAAGGAAGTTTAACTCCGTTAGGATCTTCAAATCCTGGTATGTCCGCGTCAACATGCATTTCTAAAACAGTGTGTTCAGTATCATCTTCGGCTGATGTACTTTGTACTCCTTCTAGTGAATTTACTTTTTCTGTAATATCATTAACAGTAGAAACAGTTCCTGATACAAGTTCAACGTCCCTGTAAAAACCTTGCACTTGTTGCTTACGTAAATCATTAGCAGATGTTTTAATAACGTGTGTAATTCTTTGCGCATCTTCTAAAGAAGAAGCAGTATAATTAACTACGCAATCTTCGCCTGCAACAAATTTAGATACAGCACGTTGTAGAAGTGAATCGTAATAAATTTTTTTAAATGCTGAACCAGCTAGGGGTAAATAAAATAATAATTGATCCATGTCAGGATCGTATTCTTTCATTACATGTGTAATTTCATAATTCATGTAATCTTTTACACGTTTAGATTGTTCTTCTACTTCCGGTGTAATTTCACCTACGATCTCTGTGTTAACGGGACCACCTGGTGGTAATAATTCTTTATAAGCTTGTGCTTGAAATTGTGTAACAGATTCTGATAGTAATGGATGAACCACGCCGCTCGCTCCTTCAAATGGTTGCGTACGGTCTTCATATTTAAATCCAAGCATGTCTAAACCTTTTACATAGGTATCATGCCAATCTTTTCTTGAATCATAATCTGCTTCGTAAGAAGCAATACAAGTATTAGATAAATTTTTTAATTCTGTTTCACTAATGTAGTCAGCTAAGTTAGCGTCAAAAGGTATATTTGTTTGATCAATTGTTTCACTTAAATCAGTATTAATTTCAGCACCACCATCTGGTAATTCTGTTACTTCTACTTGATCTTCCATTGTTACACTTTCATCAGGAATCTGAATATCTGTTGCTACTTCGTTTTCCCCAACCTCTACACCACCAGCAATTTGACCAATTGCTTTTTCAATGGTGCTTAAGGGTATAGGGCGTGTTTTAGGAGTTACCATTATTTTATCCTATCATAATGTTGGGACAACATCAACAAAAGAGGGATAATGAATATATCCGCCTTTGTTTTTATACATGTCCACTGGTGTTGTTGGTGTACCTTTAATATTAATGTAAGGCAGTTTTGCCCACGTATTTCCTTTACCGTCTTTAATGTTTGTAGACGAAAAGTCAAGCCCGTTGTTCTTTGCTGCATTCTTCATCGCTTTAGCTGCAATGTTATTATAAAAACCTAAATTACCTTTAGCATTTGTTCCTGACGCACTCGCACCCGCATTTTTAGCTTTACCAGAAATCATTACTACGCCATCATACCCGTTTTCGCGTGCTAAATTAAGAGCTATTTTAATTGCTATTTTTGCTTGGTTTTCTGATTTTTTAAACGGAGCTTCTGGATAACCATCAGCTGTCATATCCATTTTATCTAATTGATCGTTAATTTTAGTCAGTTCTTCTCTAATACTATAACGTTTAGTTTGTAGTCGCGCCAACACTGTTTGTGTAGAAGGATCTGTGTGCCCTTTAACTTTATCTATTTGGTCTGTTATTTTATTTAACTCATCAGCAAGTTTTATTCTTTGTGAATTTAAAGCACTTATATTCACTTTTCCAGGTTTGTCTAAACGCTCTGCGTAGTTTTTACCTTTTTGTTGTACTGCTTGGTGTAAGTCTGATTGTATTTCTTCAATGAATAATACACGTCTACCAGCTTCATCTGTTCGCTCAGAAGCACGCATCCAAAAAACAGGATTGTTTCCTGAAGTATTTGAGAAGTGTCCACCACCTTCTGTATAACCAGGTTCCTTGGCTCTTGGTCCTTTAGGATTGGGGTTATAAGTAATAGGTATTTCTATGTACCCGGTTCCTCCAGACAAGAACTGCATGCCTTCGTGTTTTGGTGTTTTATTACTCATGTAAAAACCTTCGCCACTGTGCAAACGTTTAAATCTCTCTACAATATTCTTAGAGTAAAAAGGAATCTTAGATCCCTCAGGAATACCATTTTTTAAGACATTATCTATGCCATAAAATTGTTTAAAAACTTTATTAATAGTTTCTGCACCTTGTTCCATCATTATTCCCGCATCACTTCTTTGTGAGCTAAATATTTCGGATAATTGAACACGTGCAGCGTCACCTGCAATATCTTGTGGTTTATTATTTAATCCACGTATTTCTTCTACACCTTTTGCATCTCCATGATAATAAGAGCCACCACTGTCACGTTTTGTTAAAAAGTTTAAAAAATCATCTACACCTTTTTTAAAAGGCTCTTTTTGATGAATATCGTACGTAATAATTGGTTTAAGATCTTTATACGCGTTTATTAAATCATTTTTATTAATTTTAATGTTTTGATTGGTATTTAAGTAGTTTGCTAGGCCAAATTCATCTAATTCTGTAAGAGAAACGCCTTTTTTCTTTAAAAAACCAAGCCATTGAGCTCCCATCATGTTTTCTTGCGGCGAATTCATGATTTCTGTCTCTGATTTTAGGGTAAATATACCTTTATTGGTATCTGTTACGCTTTCTGTGGCTTTTATGTCGTCTACAGCGCCTGAAATTTTTAAATTAGAGGCAGATTCGTCAAATAGTGGGGGTGGTTTTTTAATTTTAAACGGATTTGTAAATTTCATGGCTACATCAAATTGACCTTCCATGCCATCAGGCGTGGATACTACTTCTTCTGTTTCTGTAAACTGTGACATGTCTCCTCCTATTGCCATCATTCGTCTTGCAAATCCACCCTCATTAAATAATGTTCCTTTATAAGGTGATTTTTTTTGTAATGTCATTTTAGCATCTGGTTGCGCTTCTAAAAGATATTCGAATAATTCTTCATACTCATCATCTGTAAATCTAGGTGTTTTATATTTACCGACAGTTTGTTTAGCATCATAACCAAATTTAGCTACATCTATATTATCATTATTTTTCATTGTTATATAACTTACAGCTTTTATTTTTTCCAATAGATTTTGTAATCTTTGTATACTTTCTTCTAGTTTAGCATCTGGCTTAATTCTATTTGCAGTTATTAATTTTTTAATTTGTCCTTCTAAACTTCTTTGAATACTTCTGTTGGCATAAGATGGAGAGAGGTACATAACATCTGGTGATCCACCAATGTCTAAAAATTTACTTTGTCTATTTACATCCCCTGTTGCTTTAAAACCAAATATATGAGAAAAATCTAATAAACTTTCTTCTATTTTTTTAGGGGAAGCATTAGGCATAAATTTCTGTGCAATTTTTACTAACTTTTCTCTAGTCTTAGAACCTTTAGATGTCAGTCTCTTTTTTTCTTCATACAATTGTTTTATACCAGGCGTATAAGTTTCCATTGCTTCATCTAAACTACTAATTAATTTTTTATCTCTATTTTTTAAATTTATTAAAAAATTATCTGGATCTTTTTGATAGAGGCCTCTTGCTTGATGAGTTAACACTGTAAAAGATGGTATGTCGTCAGGGTTTTTATCAGGATCTAATTTGTATATTTTTTTTAATTCTGCATTTGTTGAACTTATAATATCTGGTTTTTTCTTAGATTTTTTAAAAACAGGATTAGAGTCATAAGGTCTATTGTATATTTTATTAGTGCCTTTTGTCGCTTCTGCTGCTTCAATGTTTTGTTTATTTAACCATGAATTAAAAAGAGCATCTTCTGCTATATCTTCTTCTGCCATTTTTGATAATTCATCAAAAGTTGGGTCTTTAGGAGGTGGATTTGGAGGAGACATATAAGCGTTAGATATGTCTTTTTCGTATCCTTTCACCATATCTTTATAATTGTATCCAAAAAATGGATTATCTAAAGTTGATTGGCTTACATTATGATTTTTTAGAAATTCAATTTTTGCAGATTTTTGAATATCCCTTTCTCTGGCAGCACTGTTAAAAGGTGTAATTAATTCATTAGCAGAAACAAGCGGCATTTCATTAACATTTAATTTATTATCAGTTAATGTTTTAATAATTGTTTTAGGTTTTATTTTTGGTGCCATTATTGACTCCAAGGAGTATCAACTTCAAAAAATGGTTCTTGTTTAACAAAGTTTTTTGGCGCCTTACCTTTAGTAAAACTTTTATAAATTCCTTTACCTATTGGATAAACGGATTTAGCTATAGTACCAATTCCAGCAGCTGCGTAAGCTGGATCTGTAAATAATTCTGGTTCAGGTGAATATTCAGGCATAGCGTAATTTTGATAAGATTTCATAAAATCAGGCATGTATTCTGAATATTGACCTAATCCATCTTCACTTTTATCAAAAGGTTTAAATGCAGAACTAAATTTTTTAACAAACTGGCCTTCATCATTTTCACCATATAATCCTAAATAAGGAAAAGAAATATCGCCTTTTGATGTAAATTTAACATCAGGTTCAAAAGAAACTTCAGGAAACAAATCACTTCTTAAAGTCACTGTTTGATCATCTTCATTAAACACATACGTCTGTGCTTCTCTATCTTCGGCTAAACTATTTAATTCTAAAAATTTATTTTTTTCATCTTGATCTAATAACATCATTAAAGTTGGAAGGTCTTGTACTTCATATTTATCCATTAAATCTTGGACATGTTCATTAAAAGCAGTTATTTCTTTATTGTGATGCACTTGTTCCATGTTTGTTAAATATTGACTTAATTCTGGATCATCTAAAACTGTTTGTAATGGAAAGGTAGC